GGGAAGTTTGCCTTGCCAGCAGTGTGTTATGAAGGGACACACGCGCCTTATGAGTCAAAGGAAGAAAGGGGTTTTCGTTTCCTTCTTTGTCTAGATTTCTTTCTCTTCTTTCGAAGCTTTGTCTCAGCTCTAGCTACTGAGTTAGTTCTTAATTGGTCCAGCAGTTCCTCGTAAGAGGTGGGCTGATTGAGTTCCGTAGTGAAAAGTCGCTTTGGCGGCTTCTTATCTAGCATAAGCTCCCGCGTCCTGTTATAGACGTACTGTGCTCTAAAGAGCATGGGAAGCGTATGACTAAAATATTGGTTGGTTTGCACTATGTGAAGGTCGTCACCGAAAAGTTTCTTAGCGGCTTCAATCTCTTCAAGGCTGGTGTATACCCGCCCGAATTCATCAGTGCGAAGGTGATTAGGGTTGAAAGTTCCAAAGAATTTTTCTCCGGAATTAGTGGCCAGGTCATACTGATTGGTAAGTACTGGTAGTCCCATATTTAGAAAGGGCGCTACCACCGTGTTAAAATCAGATGAATGAATTAGCCAATCAGTGTCTATTCCTATGAATAGACCCCTGTCCATGGCAGTGGTTTTCCCATTACCAGGGGGAGAGTAGTAAACTCCCACTGGGGATGGTCTTAAATGCTGATTCACAGCAGTCTCCCATCCAGGGTCATCTCTACGTGCCCTAGCGGCATTCTTATCCTTAAAGAAGTCGCAGTGCCTGCAGAAACGATCCATGTGTCTAAAGATTCCGTCAGAAGTGAGGACCGAGTCCTCGCGGACGGTCTGCCGGATTCTGTTGATGGTGTTAATGATGGCCTCCCAGTCGCGTCTGCCCAGTAGCAGAAGATGGAGTCCATGTTGAGCCTCAATGCTGTTGGGGTCAAACATAATGACGTCGGGACCATTGGCGTGTTTTCCTATCCAGTTAGCGGGTGCCAACGGAAGGTCCTCACGAGCTCCCATGATGATCTCAGTGACATCGGAGGCTGGCACGCTGGGCGTGCTGTGCTTCAAAGGTGGCAGCTTGGAAGCTTCCAAGAGTTGTACCGCCTTCTCATAGGTGGGATTAGACCACCACATTCGTTTGAAGGTGGAAAAGTCTAAAAGCTCGGGAGTGTTGTTTTCTCTGACAAGTCTGATGCCCGTCAATCGCTTAAGGACAGTGGCCTCGGGAATGGTAAGTCGGGCCGGACCAGTGGGGTTATCATCTGAGGATAACTCGTCCTCGGCTGCGAGTAATCGTTTATACCAGCATGCGGAGGGATTCACATAAGCGTCGGGACTGGGGAAGTGAACTACGTTCTCTCCTCCAATAGGCGAGTCTGAGAAAGTGTGTGTGTGATCGTCGCACTGAATGCGGACGCGGCGTTTTGACAAGTAAGTGTAGATGAAGTCCTTTCTAGTTTGGGACATCTTCTCCTTAAAATGCCATTGCCACTCTTCCACATAGTCAAGATAGTCGGGCCATTCCTGGCTCTCCTCTCTGTAGTTGGTGCGAAGATGAGAGTCCATTTCATCTTTCGAGAAGGACTCTATTTTAGAGTAGTACTCATTGAGTTCCATTCTAAAATGTGTGTGTGTGTTGAGTAGATATTAAAGGTTTAGAAATTGTAGCTTTCTAAATGCTCTTCAATAAGAGGGGATCGAACCTCGAACCCCA